CCGGCGCCGTGCCCGCTGCGCGCTCTGCGCGGATCTTGCGCATGCCCTCGCGCGCCTGCTCGCGCCGCTGTTCCTCGTCCCGGAGCCCCCGGTAGAGCGGGTAGTTCACGATCCGCCATCCCCAATCCCGGTGCTCGTGCAATCGCAGCAGCCGGCGCCCGTCCTCGGCTGCCGTGCGGCTGTCTGGATCCGGCGCCTCAAGCTCGGAGATCGCCGCGCGCACGCGCGTCTCGTCGAGCCCCGTGAGCACCGCGATCCGCCGCTGCGCCACGTCAACCAATCCGTCGCGGTCCGCGTGCGCCAGCAGGAACACGAACACGAGTTGTGGGTCGGGTTTGCCGATCATGCTCCCTTCCCACAGCGACGAGAATACTTTAGCGAACAGGCCCACGCGCGCGCCCTCCCTGCTCGGCCCAGCGCCCGATGGCATACAGCCACATGAGCATGAGCACCGTGAGCCACACGAACGCGAGCGCGGTCGAAGCGGTCTGCTCGCGATCCCAGCCGGATACGTGCGCCGCCAGCGCGCCGGATACGATCAACGACGCTGCGAACTTCGCCTCGCTGATCCCCTCTGGCTCGTCCATTGCCGTTACCCTCCTTGCCGGTGCGTCATGCACCGCGCGCAGGCTACACCGTCATGCACTTGCACTTCAAGGCATCAGGGTTTGCGAGGTGGAGCCTGATCCTCCAATCTCCCCACCTTTCCGGCCGGCGCTGTGGTCTGCGCCCGAGAACTGTCCTCGGCGATGGCTTCCCCCGAGACTGTTGAGCCCGCGCCCTGATGCCGAACGATCATGCGCTGCACGTTCTTCTTCGGCACCTCCCACCGCTGCCGGCCTCGCCCGTGGAATGCGATCGCAGGCTCGCCCTCGCATTCCTGTATGTCCGCGTAGCTCACCACGTCCTTGAGCGTGCCGCGCGATCCATCGCGAAAAACCACCGTGATCTCCATCAGATCGTGAGCAGAATCCGGCCATCATGCGCCGGGATGGTGACGCTGGTCACGGTCGCGCCGTTGTTCACGCTCGTGTCATGCAGTCCCTGAATGCGCTTGTACGGCTTTTCCAACGTGATCGACAGCGATCCAGTGGGCGGGATGAACTGGTCGCGCGGATTGACGATCGCGATTCCCTTCTGGAACCGGCGCACCCATAGACCGCCGCTGTCCTTGAACTGGCGCTCGATCGGGCGGCCGAGGTAGCCGCATCCGGCATTCGTCGTGTCGTGCACTCCTGCCGGCGTGACGCTGAACTCATCTGCCCAGCGATCGCTTCCCGATGGTGGCGTGCCGAAGTTTGGAAGATGCCCGGTGCCGTTCAGGTTGGCGCAGCCGGCCCCTCCGATCAGACACGACAGAGCGGTGATGAACCGCGCCATGCGGTTGTATTCCGCCGTGTAGCCGAGCCCGGTCGTTTCTGCCATCAGCAGCGCCGTGCCGCCGCCATCGATGCCGGCGCCCTGCCAGCGGTTGAAGACCGGGCTCGCCATCATGCCGTCGAAGTTGGTCCACGGGAAGCTCGGACTCCCGAAGGACCACGGATGACTTATGAACCCCTCGAAGAACCGCCCGCAGAACAGATCGATGGTCGGCGAGTTGTCGAGAATAGCGGCGTTGGGGAAACACACCTTCTTTCCGGCGCGCGTGCTGTTCAGATATGTGATCCAATCCGCCGCCCCGGCATCCATCGAGGCGTTCAACTGAGGGACCGTGCTCCATTGCGTGCGCGTCAGGTCGATGCCGCCGGCCACGCCGCCCTGAACATTCATCTGCGCGTTCAGGTAGTCGATGTGAAAGCCGTCACCGACGCCGGTATGGATGCCGGCAGCATCGAAGATCGTGCGCCGGCCAGCAGCGCAAACCCCTTGGTCATGCCACGGGAAGATTGTCGGGTTCGGCGGATCTAGCTGCGGCCATAGCTGGCCGTCCTGCGCGTTGCCCACGACCGGATAGTAGAAGCGCGTGTCAATGGGAGCCTTCGCGTTCTCCCACGTTGTCCGCGCCAGCGATTCGAGATCACCATACGCCTCGATGAGTTGGGTCAGCGTGTCCCACCAGAGGATCTTCAGGTTGGGATTGAACGCATACATCGCGAGCGCCGCATCCTGTCGAAACTGCATGAACGGATAGCAGCCGAGGAAGCAGAGCGGGAACTTGCCGTAGGACTGGATGAACGCGGTGTTCAGCGTGTTCGTGCGGTTGTCGTTGCCATCCAGCAGCGGCCAACCCACGCCGCGCGTCTCGCCGTGACAGAACGGGCGCGGGTAGTTGAGCGTGGTCGCGAAGTCGAACGCGGTCCCGGGCGGCGTCGGTGGCGGATCCGGCGGCCCCTTCGGCCTTGGGATCTTGCCCCAGCGCATCGCGTCCCTGAACTTTTGGCCGAGCGAATGCAGAACGAACGGTTTCACGCTCCCTCCTTCTCGGTCGTGACCTGCGCTGTGTCGGGCAGCGACGCGAGGGCGGCGCGGTAGGTGGCGAGCACTGCGTGGCATCGGTCGGCCAGCATCTTGACCGGAGACTCGCCTTCAGCCGGACGCCCCACGATGCTCCCGCCACGCAGATAGCTCGTTGCCTCGTCCAGCGCCTCGACCACTGGCCGCAGCGCCTCAGACTCGCGCCGGGCGGCGTCGCGCTCGGCCCTGACCTTCCCGATTTCCTCAGTGCCCCACGCGAGGCGCTTTGCTGCGTCCTCGCATTCCTGCGTCAGCTCGTCCCGCTCGCGCAGGGCGGTCTTGTAATCGGCGCTGACGCGCTGGAACTCGTTCGCTTCGGTCTGCCACATGCGCTGGAGCGCGTCCCGCTCCTGCTCCAGCGTGAGCAGCGCGCGGCCGACGAGGTGCCGTTCGTCGCCGTATCGCACGAACGCCTCGCGGGCCTGCTCGTCGGTCCACTCGGGAGTCATCGGAGCGTTGGAGCGTAGAGCGATTCGGGCGCCGTCGTGTCGGGCACCACGACGCCGAATGCCGGCCGCGCGCGCCACCGCGACACCGCCGGATCCGCCACCTTCTTGCAGCTACACAGCAGCAGCACGATCACGACCATCCAGATCAGGATCTTCATGGGTTCCTTTCTCTGCCAGCGACGCTTCATCGGCTCGCATGGCCTCAGATCGACATGGGATGCATTCAAGCACGCGGCGCTCGGGGCAGAACCATGCCTTCGTGCCCCGCGTGCCCTTCGTCGCGCCCGGCTTCGCGCGAGGGATCTCGCGGGCGCAGAACCAGCAGAACGTGTCCTCGTGCACGTACCGGACCGGCGTCCACGTCTCTTTCGGGATCGGCCCCGCGTGCATCCGATCGAATGCTTCTTGGTACGTCTGCGGGTAGAAGCTCATCTGAGACGGCCCGGCGCGACGCATCGAGGCAGCCAACGGGGCCGCACCGCTGACGCCACGCTATTCGCCGGCCGGGCCGCTTTCATCTACTTCTTCGCCTTGAAGTGATCATCACAATAGAACGATCCGGCCGCGCTCTCTTTCGTGCAGCCCGTCGCCGCGCAGATCGCGCGCGCATCGCTGCCGGCCTCCGTCGTCCCCACCGCTGTGCCTTTCTGCACCTTCACGGTCGGCTCGGCCTTCTGCTCCACCGGGGGCGCCTTGCTCTCCACCTTCGCCTTCAGGCCGGCGTGCCCCTTCTGCTGCGGCGTGGGATCCGCTGCGGGCTTCTCGCCCGGGAATGCCTCGTCCACCTCGATCTCCCCGTCGCGGATCGCGCCCGTGAGCCCGCGCAGCGTGACGAGATGATCGGTCGTCATGTCCGCGATGCCCTCGATCTCCAAACGCTTCAGGATTCGTTCGGGCGGGACGCCCATCTTGCCGAGGTGATCGATGGCCTTCGCGCGCCGGGCCGCGAACGTCTCGGCGCTGCCGGCCACCACTGCCCGCGCGCGCTCGTAGGCCGCCGCCCACAGCGCCTTCGGGATGCCGGCGAACACCGCGTTGCGCTGCGCGATCGCGCACGCCGCGTTGCCCGTCACCGCGATCATGTCGGCCGAGTAGCGGCTGCCGTTCCGCGTCGTGATCCGGCGCCGCACCTCGCGACTGATCGCCACGTTCCCTTCGAGATCGTGGTAGAAGCCCTGTGCCGTGATGAACTCGCCGTCATCGTCCACCACGCGCGCGCCCGCGCGGCAGTTCTTCCACGCCATCAGCACAAGCTCGCCGAATCGGGCGCTCGGCCCCTCGATCATCTTGACCTGACCATCCTCCTTGCGCGGCAGCGCATAGATGCACTCGTCGGCCACCGTTTCGTTCGTGGTCACGAGCATTTCCAGCGTCTTGAGAAACGTCTGCACGCTGCGCGGATACGCCTTCGCGGTCGTGATCTGCTGGTCGATCTCGGCCTTCATCAGCGCCGCGCTCAACCGCTCCGCATGAAGCTCGATCGCTTCCTCGACTGCCATCGGTCACCCCTTCGGTGGATAGGTACGGAACGCGCGGATCCCCGGCTTCTCAACCTCGGCCTGTTCACGCGCCGCGTTGTGATACCGAGCAGCCGCCTCATGGCCGAGGTGTTCGGCCAGTTTCTCAGCGAGCAGCGCCGCGACCTTCTGGTAATCGGTGCTCTTGCGCGCGCTGGATTGCTTCCATGTGATCTTCCAACCTTTGCCAGCGATCCCGGCGGCATCGCCGATCCGCGCCTTCATCGCGTTCTTCTGCTGCTCAAGCACCGCCTCGTGCTGCGCGAGCGCGTTCTGATCGAAGAACAGAAGGCCGGCGCGCACGTCATCCTCTGGCGTCGCCTCGATCATGTGCTCGTCGCGCACGCTCGGATACATCAGGTCCAGCGCCTCGCGATCTCCCGGGCCGATCGGCGGGCGCGTGTCCGTGACCACGTAGTCCATCCACCACTTCACGAGCCGTTCGAGCATCGACGCCTCGAAAGCGGCGTCGCGCGTGACGGTGTAGATCCTGAAGTCGTTGCCGCCGATCAGCACCGCAATGTCCCACACCGGGAACCCAGTGATCGCCATGTAGAGATGGCATTGCACGGCGTAACCGTGCGGAACGTGATCGGTCCCCTCCTTGCCCCACTCGCCGGTCAGGTGGTCGTCGGCGGTCTTGATCTCCAGACCGCGCCGCTGGCCGATCACGAGCCGGTCGGGAGTGCCCACGATCATCGGCCACTCGGGATGCTGCATCAGCCGGTCGGGCTTCCAGACCTTGCGGCCGGTCTTGTGTGTGTACCGGCGCGCGATCAGATCCTCCAGCGCCGTGCCCCACCACATCTGTTCGCTCTCGACCGTGCGTTCGAGCGGGATGCGCCCGGTCTTGTCCAGCCAGACATTGAGCGCGCTGCCGTACTTCGCTACGCCGAGGATCGCGGCCGCATCCGATCCGCCGATGCCCGCGCGCCGTTCCTGAAGCCAGATCTGCCGGCCAAGCTCAGCGCCGGTCGCTTCTCGCTCCATCCCGCACCTCCTTGCCGTGGTCAATCACGTCGCGCACCGTCACGACGCCCTGCGACACGCGCTCGATCTTCACCGCGTGTTCCAGACTGGGCACGCTCTCGCCGGCCAGCCAGCGATAGACCGTTTGGCGTGATACCCCGAGCCCATCCCGGACCCATGCCACGCCAACCGCTGCGACCCATCCCCCAAGTCGCGTGCCCATCCGGTGCCGATCCATTGGCATCTTCGGCCCTCCGTGCCATTGGGACGCTGCCGGCGCGCACGTTAGCAGCGTGCCCAATGGCATTTCAAGGCTCAATCTTCATCCGCTTGCATGGCCGCCGTTTATCGGGGTCGCGGCACCTTCGCGTCCAGCGTGGGCTTCAGGAACTTGTCGTAGATCGCCGACATGAGCGTGGACATGAACACGCTGTATGCGGCCGTGCCAGCGAAGCCGAGCACGCCACCGACAGCGCCCAGCGCGCCGGCATTGGCAGTGCCGACAGCGAGCTTGCCCACGATGTAGAGCGCGGCGTTGATCCACGGGATCGCATCGTTCGGCACTCGCTTCAGAGCCGGCCAGCGCGTGACCGCGAAGCCGATTCCGAGCATGATCACGGGAGCGAACGAATCGAACAGCGCGATCACCTTTTCCGGCGTGATCTTGCCCGGCGTGACCTGCGCGAGCGTGAGCGCCGGCCATAGCAGCAGCAGCGACAGAAACGGCACGAGCTTCTTCATGGTCCCTCCCCAATGGCTGCGACGCGGCGACGGCGGCGCAGTTCGTTGATCGCCTCGGCCCTTGCAGTGCTGT